CAGGTATGTGTAGAACTTCATCTTTACGGAGTGTGACATAGCCACCTTTTGGGTTTAGGCCACTTTCATCAGTATCACGATAGTAGGTATAGACCAGCTCTCCGTTTGTTGCTCGACTAACTTCCATCTTGTTAGGAAGTAGGGGATAAAGTGCAACTGCCTGCCCACGACCGTTTCTGACCACCTGTGCATAGGCATTTCCCCAAAGTAAAAGATGACTCATCAGTGTTTCTCGAAACACGAATGAAGTCATCTCTGGATTTGGTTCATCATGAAGAAGGTAATACAGCGGGTGGAAAGGAATCCTTTCTTTACCTCCATCAGAACGATATCTATATACATGAAGTGGCAGTCCGGCAATCGCTTCAGCTAATATCCTTACGCAGGCATACACTGCTGTTGCCTGCATTGCAGTACGTTCATTAACCATTTTGCCAGATGACGTACCGCCAAACAGGAAGGAGAACGCACTACCCACACGATTTTGCGGTTTGTCTCTTGAACGAAACAGTCCTTTTATTAGATTCATAGGCATCACCTCCGAATATAAACATTGTGCTAACCATTAAGGTTTAAAAGACAATCAAACCTCGCTCGTCATACACCGAATCTCCACTATTACCTGAGCCACAACGAATAGCACGATCAAGTGCCATGATAGTTGCCACCGCGCCATCTATTTTTTCTGTACTTTTTTCTTTATCCGGCTTCACGTTGCCCGCCGGATCAGTTTTTATAAAGATGTTGTCCATCATCCAACGAAGCACTGGATGCCCACCGTGTGCTATTCTTTCTTCTAATGTCAATTTCATCAGTTCTTTGGTTGGTGGTGACATATCTTTAAAGCCTTGACCGAAAGGAACGACAGTAAAGCCTAATCCTTCAAGGTTCTGAACCATTTGAACAGCTCCCCAACGGTCAAACGCAATTTCTCGAATGTTATACTTTTCGCCCAGTTCTTCAATAAACCGCTCAATGTAGCCGTAATGCACTACATTGCCTTCTGTGGTTAGAATATACCCTTGCTTCTCCCAAAGATCGTATTGCACATGGTCTCTTCGGACTCGGAGGTCAATGTTGTCCTCTGGCATCCAAAAATACGGAAGAACAATGTATTTATCTGTTTCATCCTCTGGTGGGAACACCAACACAAAGGCTGTAATGTCTGTTGTAGAAGATAGGTCAAGACCCCCATAACATACCCGCCCTTCAAGACTTTCTGGTATAACTGGAAATGCACAGGCATCCCACTTTGCCATTGGCATCCAACGGACAGACTGTTTAACCCACTGATTCAATCTTAACTGCCTGAAGCTGTTCTCTTCAGCAGGGTTTTGCTTTGCACTTTCACAAGCAGCCCTTACCTTGTCAATCCCCACCGTAATTCCCAAGCTTGGATTTGCTTTCTTCCAAACTTTTGGATCTGTCCAATCATCCTCTTCTTTGGCGCCATAGATTACGGGATAAAAGGTAGGATCGTATTTTCTGCCCTCAATAATATCAACCGCTTTTTGGTGTGTTTCGTAGCAGATACTCTGAGTATCCGTCCCCGCAGTGGTGATAAGAAAATACAGCGGTTGGGTCCTTGCATCCCCAGATCCTTTCGTCATAACATCAAATAGTTTCCGATTTGGCTGAGTATGAAGTTCATCAAAAACAACACCATGTATATTGAAGCCGTGTTTGGAGTAGGCTTCAGCCGACAATACCTGATAGAAGCTGTTGGTCGGCAGGTACACCAATCGCTTAGTTGAAGCAAGCAACTTTACTCGTTTATTCAGCGCTGGACACATTCGCACCATATCGGCTGCTACTTCAAATACAATTGATGCCTGCTGGCGATCGGCGGCACAACCATACACCTCCGCCCGTTCTTCACCATCACCGCAAGTGAGGAGAAGTGCAATTGCTGCGGCAAGCTCGCTTTTTCCCATCTTTTTAGGTATCTCTACATAAGCAGTATTAAACTGCCGATATCCATCTGGCTTTAAAATTCCAAATAAATCACGGATTATTTGCTCCTGCCAATCGATAAGTTCAAAAGGCTTACCTGCCCATAAACCTTTCGTATGGGAGAGTGCTTCGATAAAAGCTACAGCGTAATCAGCAGCATCCTTATCGTAATATGACCCATCAGCTATAAAGGCGGTCGGCTTATATTTCTTCAGTTTCCGCATAAACACCGCCCCTTTTATGAAAAAGGACAAAAGAAAAGAGCCTCAATCCTATAGATGAAGCCCTTCTCCTTATCCTAGTTAAATTTTATTTACTTCTTTTCATCCACTTCCCCCGTCAGTATGAAATGAGCATATTCCGTTTTATGGTCTATTAAATAGACTACCAATTCATAAAACCCTCGTTCATTTGCTTCATACTGGACTCGATTTGCATCAAACATATTTGTGACTCCACTTTCTCGGATGGAAAGGATTTGTTCTTTGATTATCTCATTCATTTATTACCTCCCCCGATTCATGTTTACTCTTCGATTCTCTTGCATAAATCCTCACCAAAGGCTACTCCAAGGGAACCACCCGAATCCCAACTGACATGAATCGTTCCTATGTCATCAACACTAGTAACCGTACCTTTAGATCCAGGCTGAAGTTTAGTATAAGGGTCGTTCATTTTAAGTAGCATCACACGTGTTCCTGGAGTGTAATAGCTTCTAAGTTGCTTTAGCATTTCAGGGTGAATGATATTCATTGTTCACTCACCTCCTGCTTGAACGTTCCGCTTTTGAAAGCGGAGCTACCTGAAAGCCTCGAGAGGAGAATCTTTCGTCCCATCTTATATTCTGATCCGATAAAGCCGAGCCTTAGCAGGAAGCAACGGAAAGCGTACTTTTCATTCTCTACTGATTTCTCGGTGGAATTGACACGGGTCTGTTTTTTCGCCATTTCGCAAAGTGCCGTGACAAAATGGGTGTATGCCTTAACCTCCTCTGAGGCGCACTTACCTTGAAACCAAGGGAAGGTGACATATTCCTCATCTTCAATGATGGGAATGGAGTCCGTATCAAGTGCTTTCTTTATAAGAGCCGCTTTGCTCTCTACCAAACCTTTCAGGTTCTCGAGTGCCGTGTCGGTAAAATCTGCCCGTGGCATTTGAATTATCAGATTGATAGATTCTTCAGTTTCATCCGCTTCTTCTTTTGGAGATGGTGTGTCAAATACTTCTGAAATTGCTTTGAATTCGTGAAGTCCCAATAAATCATCGACCAATTCCTTATTTTCTGGTCCACTTAGAACTCCGTTTTTGTCAATATTGTAGTCCGCCACCTCATATGCAAATGTAGGTGCTCCGAGATATTTTACAGGGGCGTTTAGTTGTTGGCTGATTGCGTTAACCAGTGCTTTTCTTTTTGGTCCCGTAACATTATAGTTAATCTTCATTTTCATACCGCCTTTCTATTTTCGGTACGTACATATATCACTCTAAAAGCTGTTAATATCAAGTCATTTAGAGCATCTTTCTGTAGAAAATACGGTTCCATTAATCGGCGGTATTTTGTGTAGATAACACAATGCCAGTCAGCACAAAACAAACGCATGGAAGTGCTACGCCATTACCCCACATTTTATATTCAGCTGCATCGGAATGAGGATTGTTAAGCCATTTTATAATCTGATTTCTTGTTTTTGGCCTTTTGCTTTTACCTATAATTTTGCGGTGAGTTTCCCAAACCTCCGTCCAGAATGAAATTTCACCTTCTGTAGGATTTTCCGTACCAAGGTCATCACACCAATCATCGGGGAAGCCTTGCAATCTTGCACATTCCGTTGGTGTAAGCCTTCGAACAATATAGTCCGGTTCAACCAATCCATTTTGATAGCCTGGATTGGTGCCATTGATAATCGTATTTGATGTACCGTCCTGTCTGTAGCATTGACTTTCAGCTTTCATCTGAGGATAAAATGATGCTGGTTGTGCCACTGCTCCAGGACCTTTTGCTGTAAGCGTAGGTTGCTGTTCTTCATCTACAGTAGGTTTATATAGAGCATTCCTTCCTTGATTAAAAGCCGCCCTATCAATACCGTAACAAGGCTGAGTCACAACAGGGGCATCCTTATAATCTCTCGACAATAGAGTAGGTGCTTTATCTTCTTCAACCTGTGCAAAGGCTCCGGTAGTCATGGCATAGGCAACAGCATGACGATCAGCGGTATTAAGCGTAAAAGAAACATCTTCATCTATACCGCTTCCTTGGGGACCGTTTTTATCCTCTCTTCCAATCATCGAGCCTTGCAGAGCAACTACTGCAATACCACCTTGATTACATCCCGGATTTCCTCCATTGGCATCAATGGTTCGAGAAGTATCCGCTTCATATATACCGCTATGTGGATTGCTTGACTGCATGGAGTTGCTTTTATCAGAGCAGATTCCATATGCGGTAGGTACAAAAACGGTTTGATCATTATTACATCCAAGAGTTGCAGACTTATCATCTTGTATCAATGCACCCTTACCACCGCCTTCACAACCGGAGCGGATTTTTAACGTTTTAGGAGTGTTCATAATAAGAGGTACATTCCCGCCACCAGTTCCCATCCGAGAAGTCAGCGTCTGTACTTTATTATCCTCCGAGAGTTTCACACGGCTATCAGTTGGATGGTTTTCTATGACAACAGCTGTTTGATTATCTCCCATGTTTGCACGAAGTGATCCACTTAAGTTTTCGTCAGTATGGCCACCAACTCGAGAAGCAGCCCCCGGTTCAAAGGACATGACTGCACCTGGGACAACACCTGCTCTGAGGGTAGGGGAGCGTTCTTCCTCATATCCTACACTTCTGCTCTTGGCACTGTGTTCGGTGCAAAAACCGCTTGACTGCATTACACAAGGTTGATGTCCATGTTCCTCTGCACGAAGTGTTGCAGTAATATCCTTCGAAACAGACATCACTCTTCCACCTTGGTCATTTAGGCAAGTTATGCTATCGCCTGTTTTTCCAGTGCAGTTTTTAGCATTGTCGGCAGTTCTTTGCCACGGGCTGCCGCTCGGCGTAAAATTCCTTGGCATGCCTTCGGACTCAAATAGTATTTCTCCGGCACATTTGTCTGCAAAATCTGCGACAAGGTAGATTCTACGACGACGTTGGGGGACTCCGAAATATTGCGCATCGATAGTTCGGTAAGCCACACTCCATCCGTCTCCCATATAGATGTCTGCGTAAGGCCATCGTCCTTTTTCAGGTAAAGGCACCGAGGTGTTCGGCTCTTTGACGCTGATGACCGTTTCGAGGACTGCCCTGAAGTCCTCTCCTTTATTTGACGAGAATGCGCCAGGGACATTTTCCCAGACTGCGTACCTTGGATATTTTCCATTGGTCTTACACCTCATTTCCTTAATAATTCGGATTGCTTCATAAAAAAGGACGGATTGCTCTCCATCCAAACCAGCTCTTTTACCCGCCACACTCATATCCGTGCAGGGAGAGCCAAAAGTTATGATATCTACAGGCGGAAGCTCCGCACCATTCAATTTGTTTATATCCCCATAATGCTTCATCTGAGGGATGCGTTTAGTCGTAACCCGTATAGGAAACGGCTCAATTTCAGATGCCCATAACGGTTCGATGCCACAAAGCAAACCACCTAAAGGAAAACCACCACTGCCATCAAAGAGTGAACCGAGTGTCAATTTACTCATCCTCATTCACCTCCGGCAGGTCACAATATCTGAATTTCGAACCATCTCTTAAAAGAAACACACCATCAGAGTTTCGGACTTGCTCAATATACCTTTTCACGATGACATCGCAGTACTTTTCATCCAGTTCAATGGTGTAACAAATTCTATCGGTCTGCTCACAGGCAATCAGTGTACTTCCTGAACCCCCAAAGGGATCAAGCACGATGCAGTTACTAAGACTCGAATTCATAATGGGGTATGCCACAAGTGCCACTGGTTTCATGGTTGGGTGGTCGCCGTTCTTATTTGGTTTCTCAAACTCCCAGATGGTAGTCTGCTTACGGTCTGAATACCAAAGATGCTTGCCTTTCTTTTTCCAACCGAAAAGAACTGGTTCATGCTGCCATTGATATGGGGAGCGACCGAGAACAAGGGACTGCTTTTTCCATATACAAGTACCAGAAAGATAAAATCCTGCATCGGAGAATGCTCTTCTAAAATTGAGTCCTTCCGTATCAGCATGAAATACATAAATAGATGCGTCCTTTGCCATCGCTGCTTCGGTGTTTTGAAATGCCGCAAGCAGAAAATCATAGAACGCTTCATTCGCCATATTGTCATTTTTGATTTTTCCAGCAGCGCCTTCATAGTTAACGTTATATGGAGGGTCCGTGACTACCAGATTGGCAGCTTTCCCATCCATTAAGACATTAAAGGTGTCTTTCTTTGTACTGTCTCCGCAGACTAATCGATGTTGTCCAAGTATCCAAACATCCCCTAAATGCGAAACAGCGGGCTTTTTCAGCTCGCTGTCCACATCGAAATCATCTTCTTTTATATTATCCTTAAGGGAATCTTTGAAAAGATCCTCCAACTCCCCTGGGTCAAACCCTGTAAGAGAAACATCAAAATCAGAAGCATCTAGGTCTGTGATGAGAAGTGCCAGTTTATCTTTATCCCAATCGCCACTTATTTTATTTAGTGCAATATTCAGAGCCTTTTCCTTTTGCTCGTCCATTTCAACTACTACACATTCTATTTCATCCATGCCCATACTAAGCAGGACTTTCAAACGCTGATGACCTCCGATAACTTTGCCTGTGATCTTATTCCATATAACGGGTTCTACATATCCAAACTCCTCAAGAGAGCGTTTAAGCTTCTCATATTCTGGATCACCTGGTTTTAAATCCTTCCTTGGGTTATAGTCAGCGGGGATGAGTAGTTTCGTTTTAATCCTCTCTATCAACATACTTTTCCACCGCCTTTCTAAATTCACTATATTTATTTACATCCTCCCATGGGAACAAACAACTATTAAAATGGCCATAAGCCGCGGTGTCAGAGTAAATGACATTTCTAAGACGTAGCTTTTCAATGATGGCCGCGGGTCTTAAGTTGAAAGTCTCCTGGGCAGCAAGAGTTAATATTTCATCAGAAACAGTGCCAGTACCAAGGGTATTTACAGTAAAAGATACTGGATTTGCCTTACCAATGGCATAGGAAATACTCACTTCACATTTCTTTGCATAACCACACCAAACGATATGCTTGGCAATATAGCGAGCCATGTAAGCACCGCTTCGGTCAACTTTGGTTGGGTCTTTACCACAAAGAGCACCACCTCCATGAGATGTAAGCCCTCCGTAGGTATCGACCATGATTTTTCTACCGGTCAAACCCGTATCAGCAGCGGGACCGCCAAGAACAAACTGACCAGAGGGATTGATGAGAATTTCTGTTTCATCATCAAAAGGGAAGTCCTCAAAACACTGCCATAAGACATTGTTAAGGATGTCTGCCTTAAGTTCTTCCTGTGTTTTATTCTTATCATGCTGTACCGAAATTACGATTGTCTTTATTCTCACTGGAGTGTCATCATCATATTCCACCGTTACCTGTGCTTTACCATCGGGAAGAATACCTTTTATTAATTTTCCTTTGCGACAATCATCCAGTCTCTTTACGATTCTGTGAGATAGTACAAGGGGTAGGGGGAGCATTTCTCTTGTTTCCTTTGTAGCAAAGCCATACATTGTTCCCTGGTCTCCAGCACCTATGGAACCGTACTGTTCGTTTATTCCATTTCGTGCTTCCAGTGCGGTATTCACACCAGCTGCAATATCTACACTTTGATTATGTACATAC